TTCTTGGTTCGCTTCTTGTTGACATCCTCAAAGCCAGCCAGGTCAACGGCAATATAGTAATCGCCTTCTTCAGGTTCTTCCCCGAATCTAACCCACTCTTCTTTGAACATTTCAGAGCCTCTAGCTTCAAATGAAGCCATAAACTCTTGTCTAAAGGCGTAACTAGACATGGATTTCTTGGCAATGTCAATTTCACCAGAATCCAGCATGGAATTATCGTAACTCGTAAAGTGCCAAGCCTTATAGGTTTCGTCATCACCCAGTTCGGCATACTTGTACAGTTCGTAGAAGTGGTTACGGCCCATTGGGGTTCCGATAAACAACGCTCTACCTTTCTGGTCGGCAAGAGCGGGTCTGAGGATCTGCTCCCAGACCTCGGGCTTCATGTCGGCATATTCGTCCATAACAAGAAAGCCCAATGAAACGCCACGCATGGTTTCGGGTCGATCAGCACCCTTAAGACTAATCATCGTGCCGTTTACCAGTTTAATCTGAAGGTTGTTAATATGAGAGCCAGCAATAACCGGATGGCCTAGTTCCATCAGGGTTTGCCACATAATGTCGCGCGCTTGGCCCTGAGTTGGTGCAACGTAGAAAACTTGCCCCTTTTCGGTCTGTAGGGCGTTAATAATTAACAGCCATGCCGCTAATCGGGACTTTCCGGTACGTCTGCCAGCAGCAACTACCTTAAAACGAGTCGTATCGTGGAAAACTTCTTCCTGCCACGGCAATAAACTGACATTTAGCTCAGCCATCAGTAAAAATATCTGGCACGTTAGGGTTAATTAAATTGCCCCTGTCACGATGATAAAGCCAATTTTTTCTATGTGCTTCGCGTATTTCTTTTTTTGATCTACCAAAATACCTAACGCCCCAACGCTCATCAATAATCCGGTTTGTAAGCGCATCTCCGCTAGGCATAATGACTTCTGCCAGGATTCTGCCAAATTTGTCATTCTTATCAAGATGTGTAGAAAGAATAACGTCAAACCCCCTAGGAAGTTGCCGCCTAACAAACTCCTTAGCCAGCTTACCAAATTGTTTTTCAGCTAGGTTTTTAGAGCGAATCTCACAAGTATCTATGCCAAACAATCTGACATTTCTCTCTTTAAGTATTATCCCAAAACCTAAATCAATATCACAAACTATTGAGTCACCATCAATAACTCTGCGAACCTTTGCTTTATATTGATACAAAATCATTCCTTTTTGCCCAAAAATAGACCAAACGCACCAGTTAAGGCCCCTGTCATGACCGAAACTAGTGCAGCCTGCTCAGGATTGGGGTCAGGCAAAGACATAAACCACTCTACAGTACGATAAGTCATGGCAATCATTGCAAACATTAGCAATCTTGGGATTATTCGCCATGCATTTAGCTGTTCAGGGGTCATGAATACGTCCAGACCACAGGGGTTGTGTCCCTGCTATCCACATGAATAAAGGTTTTAGCCACACCAATGCCACCAAAACCCATATCAAAGGCGTTTGCAAGGATAATATGGCGTTCAGAACCGGAAACGGCCTTAATATCAGCAGCAATACCCTGAGTATGAGTGCCAGGTTTGCCTTTTAAGGCTTCTATTGAGTGTTTAGGATCGCGGTAGCCAGAGGTAATCGTAAAGGGGAAGCCACATCTACCCCGTAATTCATCCAGCATTTCAAGAAATAAACTATCCATTTCGTTATTGCCGGTTTCTTGGCAGTCAAACTCTTCAATCTTGAAGTATTTCACCGGAATCGCCGTCAATAGTGGTTTGATTGATAGTTGTAGGCTCTGATTGGGATATTTCGGTCCCCCCGACACCCGTAATATTGATTTGTATAGCGGATTTACCCCCGTTTTGGACAATATCCTTTTCAAATGCGGCTACTGGTAAGATTCGATCCATGACCAGCTTCCAAGCCGCAGCCTGATTCTTGTGTTCATCATCCATCGCGGCATTAAAAATAGAGTCCAAGACCTTACGGGACTTGGGGGAAGCCAACATACGGGCTTTATATTCGTTGATAATGCCCGCATCACCTTTGGGGCGGCCAACCTTCTTCCTGCCACCGGCAGAATTGTGCCGTTTGGCACTTTTGCTGTCTATTTCAGCCTTGGTAGGACCACCACGGCGTCTGGGTTTTTCTTCAAGGTTATCGCTAGGATCAGTATCCATGCGGCCTCCAAGGTTAGTAAGTACTTACACGGATTACGATAGTCTTGCCTAAACAAGTGGCATAAGTGTCACAAGTGGCACAAAAAATCAATTACAGCCACTCAACGCGCCAAGGCAACTTACGGGATCGGGTTTTGTCTGGAATATCAAAATCCTCGCCTTTTCTATCAAGCCACCACATATCCGTGCAGCTCAATACACCGTAGCCCATCAGCCTTTTCATTTTTGCCCAAGCATCTTGAAAGTTATCAAAGACTTCATGGTCATGCCATTCCTTAACATCCCATGTTTCCTTGTCTTCTGGATCGTAATAATCCTTAACGACTCTGTACTGGTTAACCTCTTCCATTCAAAGATCCTTTACGAATACTTCTTTTGTATCGCTTTAAAGATGGCGTAAATGGTTAATACATAAAACGCCAGCACGGACATAGGAATGCCAATATACACCAACTCCCAAGGCGATAAGAATAATAACTCCCAGGTAAAGTCTATTGCAGACTCTACATCGCTCTGAACAGGGCAGTCATCCACCTAATAGAACTATTTACCCATCATCATAATGGGATAACCACCCATCTTGGGCATCTCAGTCTCTTCAGGGGTAGATTTAGCATCATAAGGCGTAGAAAAGCCCGCATCCTGCATAGCCTTGATCTTTGCCTTGGACTTCTCGCACATCGAATAATACTCAATAGACCTGTACTCAACCGTATGTTCTTCAGCCATAACTCTTTCCTCAAAATTAATATGTAGTTTAGCCCGCCTTTCCCTCCCTATCCTATACAAGTATCTGAGGAATGCAATACCCCCCAGTTTCCGCTTTTTTTGTGGGTGGGTGGGAACTATACACAGATGCTCGTTGACTCTCCCCTCCCCCCCTCCAAGAAAGCGGCCGGTTTAGTTAGTAAGTACTAACCAACTTAGTTCCAATCTGGCACTGACTCAGTTCCAAACTAGAACCTGGCAGGTTCCAAAATAGAACCCTGATTGTGCTGGGTGTCAAAGTGGAACGGAGAAAGTGGAGTGTGAGTGCCTGATAGGGTGCCTATAAGACCCCAATGCAGTCCCAACACAATCCCACTACACCCAACCGATACCCCACACAAAAAGCAATAAGAGCAAATGTTTTTATAAGAAAGAAATCTTTGTAAAACTTTTAAGTGGTGGTATATTGGTATCCATCAGATGCACAACAGCACTGATACCAACAAGCCAAGGGGGTTCCAAATGTTTGCATATATTAAACGCACCTGGGTTGTCGGCCGCGAGTTCGACTTCCCTGTCACTTTCATAGTCTGCGAAACCATGCGCGGATTGTTCACCCGGGTAAATGTGATCACGGAGATTTAAACAATGCAGCAACCAAACAGGCCCACCAGGTAACGCTGCGGGCCTTTTCAGGTGCCAACACTGGCGCAACGAAAGGGGAAACCATGAACGCACAAACAAAATTCCGAACTTACGAGTTCTTGCTCGCCACCTATCTGTTGACCGGCTCCGGTCTGGCTATGCAAGGCGCGTACACTATGGACGCAACCAACATTCTGTTCGGCTGCGGTCTGTTGGTTCTAGCAACAGCGATCTTTGTCGCTATGGTCTTTGAAGTAGACAACGCAAAAGGGGATAAGTAATGACCGCAAAAAAACAGTACTTAGAGATTTTACAAAGGCAACGCACCGATTGGTTGCAGTTCAGCATGGCAAATCCAAACTGTCATATGACGCCAATGCACGTGGCACTGCATGGCATCGTTTTACGTTCGCGTGGGGCCGATATTCCGAAAACCATAAATTGGGTGCGGTAGGCTTGTGATGCTTCACGTAATGCTCCTGGATTCGGGAGCATTGCGGGAATTATCCCAACAACTAAACAGGGGAAAGACCATGTACTACAAGCAAGACGAAATAGCGTCACACTTCCAGGATTATCTGGCCGAAAACCGGCCTTGGCAACAGTGGTTAGACGGTACACGCTCAGACTTTGAGCCGTCTGAACTGCATCACGAGGCGTTTAACGAAGATTACTACATCATCGGCACTTACCAAGCCGCACAATGGCTAGGCGACCGCGCCTTTGAGGTAATTGACATCATCAAAGACTATGAACAAAGCAATTTTGGAGAGGTTTACACCGATCTCTCAAGCCCTGAAGCCGTGGTGAATATGTATGCCTATATCGTGGGCGAGGCTGTTGTATATGAATGGTTCGATAGCCTAGAAAAGTCTGCGAAGATTGCGTAAACTTATCAAAGTGTCGGCATTGTGTCGGCACATTTCAACAACAGAAAAGAGGGAAACCATGAACTCATTTAGTGAGAAGTACATCAGCGCCTGCTGCCCACACTTGGTTTCGAGTGAGGTAGCCTGTGTCTACGACGAGATCCACAGTACATTCAAAAGCCTGGATTTAGTTCACGCGGAGGATGTTCGGACGATTGCGCGGCAGTTGTTCCCGTATGTGCAAGAGCAACCAAAAAGCGACCGCCTACGCTTGCAAGAGGCTTGTGCCGATTTAGCCAGCACGATTGACAGGCTTTCAAAGGTAGAGCAAACCGACACAATCGCGCAGGTGCGTCTATCTTTGATGGAAGCCGCCGACATTCTGCGCGGGGAGGTGAAGCAATGAACACCGGACTATCTTTAGTATCTGAGCTGATAGAAAGGCGAGATCGCCTAAAAGAACAGCATTTATCGGCGTTGGCAAACTTGCAGCGTGCCTACGAAGATCACGATATACAAGCCCAAGCGCATTATAAGGGCCTTGAATATGGGATCGATTACGGCTTAATCCACCTCGACTTCTTGGTAGATTTAGCCAAACAGGAGGGCTTGTAATGGGTGTCGCTAGTTTATATGACCGCGTTCACACGTTCGATTGTGAACTGGACGCGGATTTTATCACGCTGGATTGCCAGGTTTCCTATCGGATTAATGCAGGAGACGGTGACGCGGAACCCCAAACTTTTGAGCTTGTTAAGGTGACCACCCGAATCGCTGGCGCTGAGGGGCCGGTAAACATAACGCCCATGATTAACTTTGATTACATCATGGATCTGTGTGAGGAGGACGCCAGCAATGCTGACGTTTGCGTGGGTGACTACTTATGAAACGGCCAGACGCAGAAATTGTGAGACGCGCGTTAACGGGAGGGAAAAGGGTTCTTGGCGACACGACCAACCTTCATAAACTTATCGAAATGTCTATGAATGAACCTTTAATTTCTATGACTGAAAATCTTTTCGATCAAACCCCGATTGGTAAGTTTGCCCAAAACCTCGAAAAAAATGGTTATACCCAACAAGCGCCAGAGCCGGTTTTTAATGAGTGGGCCATGCAGCTCCGTCACGGCGGGAAAATGACGAACAAAGACGGGATAATAAATTACACATCAAGGGTCTGGGGGTGTTTTTTGGATGCCACAAGACCGGATCTAACTTGTTTAAAAGATTACCCCAGAGATTTATTTGACGGGCAGGCAAGCTGGGACGGATTTAGCGCAGCGGATGTCATGGATGAACACCGTGGTAAGTACTTGGTGATGCTTTGCGCTTATGATGGAGATCCGTTTATTTTCGTGTGGCAAGGATGGTGTTTTTTAAATTATGACGGCGATCGCTTCAGAACCAAAGTAATATCAGCACATGACACTCTAGAATATTGGGGGGAAAAACGTAGGGGCCTGGAACAACACGCCACCCACTTACACGAAACCAGCCTAGTGACATGGGCTTATGCAAAATACGGCGACAAACATTTGGTTGAGGTAGCGCCAATGAACTCCCAAGCGGGGTCGAAGAAAAAAAGCCCATTAAATAAAGGAAAGCCGTGGCGGGCCGCAAGCGGGCCAAATATCTTGCTTTTAGACAGAATGCCCGCCACACAAAAGCCGGGCTGCGGAACACACGCATCGCCCAAGCCTCACCGTCGCCGCGGGCATTGGAAAACACTAAGCCACCCAAGGTATAGGCATCACCCTCAGTACCAGAGAAAGATTTACTGCAAGCCCAGCTTTGTAGGGCCAAGGCAAACGACTTACGAGGGCAACATATACCGGCTTGTTCAGCCGTTAGAGGAGGCGATTAATGTATAGCAACGCAACAGAGAAGGCGCTGTTAGGGATGGTTCGTTTTGTTTCTGGAGCTTTGTGTTTTCTGGCTTTGGGGATGGTAATCTATTTGATAGTTTGATTTTGCCGACACCTCATAGTTCGGCCTCGGCTGTGTCCGACATAAATTTAACCTGTGTTTAGGCATTAATTCGCTGTTGGCAAATTTTCATCTTCAAGCGTAAAGGTTAAAAACAGCCATATTTTACAACGATTGCAAAGCAAGGCTACTTTGGGCCATACTTGTGAGCATCTGTGGTGATTCCCTCACCAGTTGGCAGGTCCTGGCAGCCCCTGTAGATGAAATTGCTGCCCTTCCTACCAGCTACCCTACTAAAACATAAAGCGAGATAGCCGTAACCAGGATTAAGGGCGGTAGCCATTCGGGTATATCCGATAGCCAGCCGCCCCGATCCTTTTTCATTCTGGCGAAGCTGTAATGGTTGTAGAAAACTCGCTAATAGCGGCGTCCATATTGTCCATTGCCTCTGCTGCGCTAGTGGTATCTGTAGCAGTAGAGTCAACGTGTACCCGCTCCACCATTGGCTTACCTTTCGCATCTTTTCGATAGGGTATACCGTTAGCATCCAGAACGCGCATTAACTTGGGTGCGGTATAGGCTTTGAACATATCACCCAGCTCGCGCCAATAAACATACTTATCAGACATAGTTTTTCCTCAAAAAAAGCCCCAGCAAGGGAACTGGGGCAAGAATGCCGCCTACAGGAGTCACGCAGCGGCGGTTAATGTTACCAAGGAATGTCATCAGTTTCCTTGGCTGCGGGGGCTGCGGAATCCTTCTTCTCAGGCTTCCATGTATCACGTTCGGCGTACCAAGTGCCTTTTTGTGATTCTTTAATATCAATGTTTATCCACTCATCATTGGGGTTATCTTTGACAAAACCGCCAATCCAACCTTTGAAGTCATCGAGCTTAATAGACACCTTGGCTTTCACCCAATCTGGAGCATTACTATTGGGCTTTTTAACAATCATCCCGTTAACGAAATCTCGATCGTCGCTCATGCAGCCTCCTTCCTGGCTTGTGCAAATTCGTCAGACTTTAAGAAAGCCCGCTCTTCTGTGGTAAATACGCCCCCTTTTGTCGGGGCAACCCATAAGGCTTCTTTGATGTCGTTAGACAACTCAAGCCATA